AATTGAACTTTAAAAGTAAACTGAATGCTATCGCCAGTATTTAATGCGACACCAGTAAAGTCACCTTTAACAAACAAGTTACCAGAAGTAGAAGCATCAAACAAACCAGCGTTGGTGATTGTCTCACCTGTAGCGGCTGTTTGTGTACCTACAACTTGAAAAGTGTCGTTAGTAGTAGAAGTTGTTACCAGAGAAACTGTACCACTTGTACGTGGTGTTACTTCGGTAAATAATGTTGTATCAGTAGCAGAAGTAGTACCTGCTCCAGTACCCCATGCAATATAAGAAGGTGTTGTACCACCGCTGTTAAGACGGTTTGTAATAACAGCCCTTCCTGTATTTACTAAGAGTGTAGCCATTTTTTAATTCTCCATATAATTCGTTTGATTAGATTGTTACTCCAATAGTCTATAACGCCTAATTGAACTACAGTACCGTCAGCCCGAACAATACGGGCTTCCAGTTGTATTTCTTTTGCATTAGTATTTACAGTTTGCATTATTGAGTACCTAGTTTAACCATTTCTAAAACAACAGAAAAAACTAACGGAGTAGTTCCCAATGTTGTATTATAACCTGTTGTTAATAAACTGATACCACCTGTAGGGTTTGTAGCATTGTTTTGCAATCCTCCAAAACTACCAAAGCTCATTTTACCACGACCAGCAATAGGAAGAATATCTACGTTAGCAGCATCACTAGGAGTCGTCCATTGTAAACGAACTTCAAGTGGATCTGAAATAGAATAATCTAAATGATGAATAGAAAAACCTGTAGGGGAATTATTAAACATAGCTGTAGTAATAAGATCTGTAACAGCTACGTTTGAAGTATCCAATACCCCTGTGATTTTTACAATAGCATTTCTATGTCCGTCAAGTAAGATCTGTGTATTGACTTGATTAGCCATTTAAATCTCCTAATTAACGTGAGACTTCTTGAGCAACTAGAACATAGTCTACAGCAATAGTTTCAGTGGTTACTGGTGTGATTGAAAATACTGGAGTCAACAAAGCATTAGTTAAAGTAGTTGCTGATGCACCAATTGTTGGAGCAGCTACACGGGCAACTAAAACATCACCAATATATACTTCTAAATCAGTACCATTATAATAAAGTCCAGCATCAACATAAGTACCGGAAGTAAGTGTTGTTAAACCAGTTACTAAAGTAGTTGCTGTACTGCCTACAGTAGATACTAAATTTAAGGAAGTAGATCCAGCAGCTTTAACAAACAATAAACTATCAGTAGTAGCTGTAGTACCGCCACTAGATGTTATCAAACCAATACCATCTACTTGAGTAGCAGAAGATACAGAAGAGATATCAAAACGACATTGAAACCAGAATTTCTGACCAGCAATGAATTGAAAGCTAGCACTTGTTTTGTGAGCAGAACAAGCAGTGCCTGTTGTGCTAGGTGTTACAACAGCAATGCCACCTAGGGCATCTATAGTTGCAAAGGTACATGCAGTGGCTGTCCAACCTGCATCTACTTTAAAGAATTCATTATCATATTCAGATACAGTAAAACCACTCTGATAAGAAGTAGTTGGTGTTGAACTTGTGCGGAACGGACTAGGCAAAGGAAAATTGCCGAGTAAATTAGTCTTAGCTTGTGTAGCTAAACCTTGAGTAAGTCTTGATGGAACTCCCATATAAATCTCCTAAACGTGTTGGGTACACGCCAATTAAGGCGTTTAGTATTAAAATAAAACATTAGATAAATAAGAAAGGGGCGTTAGCCCCCATCTTAAGTTTTAAAACTATTACGGACCGTTAGATCCAAAGATTGCACGTGGATCTGTCCAACCAAAAGAATAACGTTCGTAACCTTTTGCTTTCGCATTCATGGTATCAAAATCGTTATCTTGATCAAACATAATCGGAGTACGTTCATAATACTTCATACCATCACGTACATTAGTTCGGATGAACCAAGCATGTGGAGCAGTGAAGTAATGGTTAACAATAGCACCACCTGGGAATACATTGTTTGCCTTGAGGATGTTCAAGTCATTGTTTGCATTACCTGGTTGAGATACAGTCTTAAGGATACGACCAGCATTGTAAATTTCTTGACGAGCAATGTGTAATGATTTTGGCATTACATTGATCAAGAGTCCACGATCATCCTGGAATCCCATAAGAGCAATAGTTGCATCTTCTAAAGCTGCTTCAGATAAGTCGGCATCAACAGTAAGCTTGTTAGCAAACGTTCCACCAGAAGTATTTGGGTGAGCTGTAGAGCACAACGCTACTCCGTCGCCACCAGCATACTGGGAGTTTGTACCAGTAGTGAAAGCACGGTTATAAATATTAGCACCGACGTTTTCTTTCGTTTGACGGAAAGACATTGCCAAAGCACCAGAACGCTTCTTAGAAACTTGTTCATACAAGTTATCATCGAGTTCTTCTTTAGTTACGATATAACCCAATGCGTATGCAATGTGTGTATAACGTGTTGTGAAGCCTTGGATCTCGGAATCATAAACAACTCCAGCTCCTTCAGCTTTTTGTGGTACGAGTCCAAAACCAGTTAACTGGACATCTTCTTCGTAGTTTTGACGTGATGTGTCATGATCAAACAATGCAGAATATTCTTCTGGATGCTCTTCGTATACTTGACCCCACCAAGCTTTGATACCAGGCCATAGGGCCTTTGGATGGGTTCCGGTTGTAATTACGCCTGCCATATTATTATTCCTTTAAGTTATTAAGCTGTACCTTGAGCTTGTTTGTATTGATGTCTATTAAAGATTACTAAAGCATCTGCGTATGAGCCAGGTGCGTTATCTGGACGTTGATCAATGCCGATGATAGTAAACATTTTACTTAAAGAACCAGTAATATTCTGGGCAATGTAAGTAGTAGAATCAAGAGTTGCGTTTGACAAGGGACTTGATGTTGCTAAAGTTGTTTGGTTTGCCGTAATAGCTGCATTACAGTTTTTACCAACGTCAGCAGAAGCTGTACCTGTAACATCAGATTCAACACGGAAAATGATATTAGGATCAGTACAAACAACCGCATAACGTAAGCCAGAGCTTAACGGTAGATATAGTTGTGTTAGATTTAAGTTAGTTCCTTGTAACGAGACACCATAGTCTGCTACTCGTAAACCAACGATTACACCAACAGGAACGCTAGTAGCTGTAGATTTTGTTACATAAGCAATACCGTTTGTATCAGAACCACCTGCCAGAGAAACAACATCGCCAATAGCGTATGTGTTAGAACTGTCAGATGCGATTGCAAAGGTCTGGCCTACTTCGTTCCATGCAGCACCTGTGATGGTACTGTATGGACTTAACCCCCGAGGGGAATTGATATTTGCCATTTAAAACTCCAAATTAAAATTAATATTTGATACCTGCATTGTAGAATCCAGTGGTGTCAACTCCTGTACCACCCTTACCTCTACGAATTGAAGCATCGGTTTTATCGTTACGTGATTGGAGATCAGCTTGATCTTCGTCCCACCATTCTTGTTTAATCTTCATTAAAATTTGTAGAACAGGTTGACCCATATCATTCTTACTTCCAATAATACTTACTCGATTTCCCAAATCCACATTTGTGCTTGTGACATTTGAGGAAGCATATCCTACCTCTTCGGGAGAAACAAATTCCCATCCAGCATCAATAGCTGCTTGAACTCGCCCAGGCTCATCATTAAAAAAGTACAAGTGATAACCTGTAATAAGGTTTCCTACTTGCAGCTTACCACGTGTCCCGTTAAATGCGCCCCTATTACGGCGTTCTTTTTTCTCGATAGGACTCGTAGAAGTTTCCTGTTTAGTAACTTCTTCTGATTTAGTTTCTAGTTTATTTGTTGTTTCCATTTTACTCTCCCTCATTTTATTCCCACTCATAATTTTCTACGTACTGTTCTTTAGTTTTAATTAAACCCTGTTTAAGAAACCGATCACAAGCGGCCTTTGCTTCTGCTGGTAAATTCTCGTATGACTTCTTTGCAGTTGTCGCACGACCGCTGGACGTTGTCTCAGCACCTACCATTGGATTAGGGGTTTTCTTTTTACCAAATTTAGCCGGTAACGTTACACTTAACTCTTCATCTAGTTTGTCCAAAAAGGCTTTACCAGATAGGTTAGGATTCTCTAGTTGTAGAGTTCTTCCTAACGCATTTGCAATTTCTGTAGTACGAGTATCTACACCGAACCATTCGTTCTTATCTAACCAACTTTGTAAAGATGGGTCTGTTACCTTTGGTTGCTCTGGTACAAAGGCTGGTTTGTTAGCTTCTGCTTTAGCTAGGCTTTGCTCTTCTTTAAGGAGGTCCATTGCTTCATCAATAGCTACAGCTCTATCACCATCACCACTAGAGATAGCTTCTCTCTTAGATTGTTTTAATGCAACTAGTTCCGCTTCGACTTCTCTCGTCTTGCGTTCATACTGTTCCTTTTGGAACTTCTGGAACTCTTTAGCCGTTGTCCTAGCTTCTTCAGCTATAGCTCGGGCTTCTTTTAATTCCTTGAGCAATTTCTCGTTGTTCTTACGCAGGATGGGCATAATCTCTTTGCCACGACGGACAAAGGTTTCAGCATCAATCCAATCTGTTTCATTACCACGATAGTCTTCTTTAGGTACCCAACCTTGTGTTTGTGCTTCAGCCACATAATCTGGTACGTCTGGTTGTTGCTCTTGATTCTGCAAGTCTACATCTTCGCTCATTTTATTCCCTTAACTAAGTGTGGATCAACTACGTCCATGTCTGGATCTAATAGGCCAGTCAAGTCATCGTCGTTAATCATTCTATACTTATTACCATCTCTACCAGCATACATCAAACCTGCATACTTAGCCATGATTACTTTATCACCAGTCTTAACAGGTGGTTCATTGTATCCATAACTTTTAAAACAATCAGGTCCTAGTTCAATTACCTCACCTGTAGTATTACCCAACTGCTCACGTTCACTCATACCATCAGTTGACACTATGATTCCACTTGCTGTTTGATTGACTACTATTAATGGTTTAATTAAAATTCTATTTAATAAAGGCGTTATGCCCGTATAGTTACTCATCTATTCTCCACTAAGGATTCCATAAAATCCTCATACGTTAATCCTAAAATCAGTGTCAGTGCTGTGATACGGCCTCGAAGATTGTTATCATCCTCAGTGCCTGCAACTAAAACCTCTTTCATATATTCTCTATCTTTGTCTAAAGAACTCATAAACAACTGTGTGACGTGTTGTTGTTTCCAATCTAAAAACTCTTCCTTGGTTACTACTTTATTCATTACTCTCCCTCAGTACTTGAGTCAGGTTTCATATGTTCATTTAACTTCATCATAGTTTCAAGAGCTCCCATTATGCCGTCATGCTTGGCTTTCATCAAAGCTATCTCACTATTTAATACTGCTATATCATGACCCTTGGAAACACCACCAGCTTGTTCCATGGCCAATACAGCTTCAGCTTCCAACTTATGAATCTTAGATTGGTTAAGCTCCGCATCCTTCATCAACTTCATAATACCTAGTTTGTAGTTCATCTGCATGTCAGCTTGTTTAGCCTGACCCTTCATCTGCTCAATCTGTACTTTAGGATCTTGCTTAGGAGGTATAGCATTAGGTCCTTTTGGATCTGGTATAAGTTTTTCAACGTCAGCAACTTTCCAAGACTTAGCATACAGCATCTGTGCTTGATACATATTAACACCCGGAGTAGATGTAGCTAGCTGAAGCATTGCTTGAGCTTGTGCCATTTTCTGGGAATCAGATACCATACTAGGATCGGCTGCAGGTCGAACGTCTGCTGCTGGTCCGTTGTAATCTTTAATGCTAATATTGAATTCACCTTTATCGCTATTGAAATCAACATCATCTTCTAGGTATAACTGGTTAAGTCTGTATAACTTTCTAAACTCTTCTTTCATACTTCTGTAAGTACGTTTAAAGATACCACTGAAAATCTTCATGCCTTGTTCAGCCATTGTTCTGGTTGTCTCGGCTGCAGTGTTCTGTCCTGGATTCTGACCAACAAGAATGTCTACTGATCCACCAATACGTTCACCGTAGTTAACAAGCATTCCAAGTAATTGAAATAGTACTTGAGAAGGTTCTCTGACAGGTAATGGTACAATACCTTTACGCAAGTCATCGCCAGTAGTGTCTACGTGTTTCCATTCTAACGGAGCAAAGTTACTATTGCCTCCACGAATTTTAATACCACGGCTTAGGAATCCACCAGCTGTTACACTCATAGTACCAGCATCAATCAATTGATTAATCATGGTATCAATACTTTGATTCAATGGTCCAAGAAGAGCACCAAAGCCAAGGTCGTAGAAACCACCATCAGGTGATGGGATAAACGGGAACTTGGTAAAGTAAGTTTCAGGCATAATGCGCAAAATCTTATTGTCAGCATTGTAATGAATAGACTCGGTAAAATACCTTGCTACAATACGCAATACTTGTTTTGAATCTCTACGTACCCATACAATGTATGGTTCGGAATAACCGTCACCATCTAAATCTAAATACTTATGCTGCTCTAGGATTTCAAAAGGAGTACTAGAGTCTGTAGGTTGTGGTGCATCAATACCCTGTGACTTGTCTTTAGTAGATTTTAAATTAGTATTTAAGATCTGACTGGGTTCCATGTTAACCATCTCACAGAACAATCCTCGAGCTACTCGTTCATAAATATCGTTTCTAGACATGTACTGTACGTGGGTTACACGTGGAGCACTGTCCAGGGATTTGGTCCAGTAATTAACTACCAAGTCTTTAGCAAGGATGTTGTCTGAGTCTGGACGGAGTTTTGTAGGATGAAAGTAAGTCTTCTTAAAGGCACACCCAATAATAGGTTGAGTAATAAGAACACGATCCATCTCCTCTTCCCAATCAGTATCCTCTTCCAGGATCTGATATGACATATGGTTTTCAACACGTCTTGCCCGTTTCTCTTTCATACTATCTGGATCATCACCAATAACCCGGCAATGTACTGGAGTATTACCTTCAATCAAAACAGGATATGCCCTGGCATGATATTGTAATGCAGCAATAGTAAGTAAAGGAAATTTGACGTTAGATGAGTTAGGCCACGGAAAGGATTTAGATTCTGCAACCTGCAGAGCTAACTTCATAGCTTCTTCTGTACGTTTTTCCCAAGCTGACCTAGACATTAGATCGGCTTCAAACTCTTGTACAGTGTAGTAGCCTATCTGCTTAACATCTTCTTCGTCGAGTAGTTCGACAATGTTAGGACAGGAGATAATGTCTTCTGTCTTTAGTTTTGTTTTTAATTCAATCATTAGTAACCTGTTATTGTAGAGCGGCCTGAGAAATCAAAGCCAGATTCATGTAAAGCTTCTTGGTAGTCTTCTTCTTCAGCTTCCATGTTAGTAGGAGCTTCTATTAGTTTATCTAGCATCATACCTAGATAGGCCATACAATCTACCTGATCATCGTGTCTATCTCTAGGGAACCGCATAAGCTCATCCTCAAAGATTTGATACCAGTCACCGTTTTTATCGAACTTAACTCCCTTGGCTCTCATCCTAGCTTGGATAGATCTAGCCCTGGCAATCTTATCACGACCACCATGTTTAAGGGGATATAGATTAATAAAGGTGTTAGTCTTAAACATCTCTTCCCGTAGGAATGGGCCAATAGCTTTGGAGACTTGCATCTCCTCTATACCAAAAGCTTCCGGTTTGTAGATTCGTTGGAGAGCTAGGATTGTGTCCACGATCTCCCTACCATCTAGTCTTTGACGGATTACGTCTCTAACTTGAATCCTTTTATTCTCATCCACACCGGCGATAATAAAAACTGAATAGTCTGCTTGTTGAGACTGGCTGATTGCTAAGTCAGCGGTAATATAATAATTGATACGTGCTTTCTTTTCTTCGTCGGTCAACCCAGGAAAATCAGGTTTCTTGAAGTAAGAGTTAGCTTCGTCAAGAGGTACGTTAAGGTATTCTTGAGAGTAGACATCGGGCATACCCATGCGGGTATACTCTTCTTTTAGTTCTTTAAGTTCTGCTGCAGACTTCTTTTCGGGCCAGAGGATCTCTGTAAAGTCAGGATTATGTGCTTTGTACTTAACGGACTTCCAAAGTGCTCGTCCGATACTCCAGGTCTTCAGACCCTCGGTGATTGTTTTTTTATCCCCGTCTTTAGGCATTAGAGACTCCAGGAGGCTGTCCATATGTAGGATGGTACCTACCATACGAATAATACCGTTGTCGCTTCTACAGGGCAATAGAGCACCGTAGAACCACCTTCTAAACTTGGTACGACGTTCTCGGTTCATAACCGCTTCATCGTTTTCCATATCATCACAAAGGATGATGTCTGGACGACTACCGTTCCAGATAAGTCCACGTAGCTTTTGTTCTGCACCTTTGGCAATAATACGGAACTTATGTCCGTCTTCAAATTCTACAATGATATCTGATTCAGTGTCTTTTAGGAATTGAACTAACCCCTTCTCATTCTTCTTTAATCCAAAAAGGTCTATGAGGGTATCGTTCTCCTGTAACTGTTGTTTTATGGAACCAAGGAACAAAGATGCTTGTGACTCGGTATCTGATACTAACAACATGAATGTTCTTTCACGAAACAAGAGCGTAGCCAATCCATAACCCATCGTGACCGCAGTAGATTTGGCGTGCCCCCGTGGTGCGGATATAGCTACAAACTTGTCTTTGCTACAACATAGTTCCCACCACTCTAAGTGGCATTCTGGTGTGCTGACAGCATCTCCCAGTGAAGAGGATAGTACGCTACCCATGAATCCATTAATTGAATCCCGGTTAACTAGCATTACTATGTCCTGTTGACTCTACGTCTATAATCTCATCCTGGTTCACTGCACGGGTAAGGTCTTTTTTACTCATGGTTGCAAACTCAGCAAATTTCTTAGCTAGGAACTCTAGCTGATTGTTGGTATCCAATTTCTCGACCCGAGACGTTGGCTTACCTTGTAATAGGTTACGCTTGTCGATTAGATCAACAAGAACCTTGTGACTGTCTTTAAGGGTAACAGGCTTACGAAAGATCTCACCAGTCTTCTGGTTAAATCCAAAGTCACCATGTTCCATCCTATCCATTACAGTTGAAACAGATTTATCTATAATCTTGGATATGTCAGCGTTAAGCTTATCATCACTCTCATCATGGATCTGTTGTACTAACTCTTTCCACCAGGGTTGATATCTCCAGATGTGGATGGTAGCCTTTGGGATACCTGTAGCTGCTGCAGTTTGTACTTCACTACCTGTAGCGATGTATGTGAGCACACACTCAATCTTCTGGGACTGACCCCAGTGCTTGTTAGTGCCTTTTACAGCACGACGACGCTTAGGCGAGTTTGCTAATTTCTCAAGAGATGCTTTAGTCATGATACAATGGGTTCCTTTTACTTTTTTATTACATACATATATTATACCATACTTTTAATCAAAAGTCAAGTTATATTTAACAAAGATGGGTTTATATTTATTAACAAGAAAGTATTGACAATATTAACAAAGTATGATATAATAAAATATATTACATATATTATATATATTATATTTATTATGTATTATGTATATTATGTATATTATATATATTATATATATTAATATAGATAGAAGGGAATATAGAAGGAGAGATGTCGTCGACCGTATGGGAGACCAGACAACTACAATACCATTTAAACATGAATAGAGGCCCCTAGAGGGCCTTTTCTTTTACCAGGTAATACCTACCTATCAAATAGTAAGATAGTGGCCCGTATAGGGCATCCCCCCCTACTTCTTAAAAATATATAAATTATAGGATGGTGCCCCAATGAAAATTCTAAAACAATCCTTTTTTCCCCCACCCCCCTTTGATTAATAATAGAAGACACCCCTCCTATGTATACCACATACCTCTGTACTATCAACAACATGCAGTAAGATATGTTAACGTCCACTAACATCTTTTAAACAAGGGTATTTATGCACGCTTTATTAATCAATGACTTACGATCCCCCCACAGTATCTATCAGTATGCCAACTCGATACAACATACACCTGATTGGACAGGCTTCGCCTGTGTATGGTATGACATCACCCCTCCTCCCCTTGATCTCAACCACCGCTCAGGCCGCTAGGGCCACACACGGGATTAATGAGTGTACCACAGAACCTCGTCAAATGTCGCAAAAGCAACTATACGATGCTAAAGCATCTATAGCTTGCTAAGCACATTTGCCAAGAACCATGTGGTCTAGGAACAATACCCGCGTTGGGTTTACTTGAAATTAAATACGAAAGGCAACAACACATCATGAAGAAAGATCAAAGAATGGAATACATTGCAGTAATTATCACAGGTATATTCATTGGATATATCGCTATGTTTGTACTATTTTCTAACTCGTAATTCGTCGGGAGTCGTCTCTGTGAGACTCCCTCCTCATTTTTAATATACATAAAAGGATTTTATATCATGACACAATTATACAATATCATCAGCAACACAGCATTGAATACAACTTATGCAGTCAACTGCGACGGCGGTTTCCCTGACTTAGCATTCGATAATGGCTGGAGAATCGAGCATCATGCAGTACCAGCTAACAGATGCGTTGAGTTTACGATGCTTGAGGCTGACGAATGGTCTGAGTTACTGTATACTATGTACGATACAGACGAAATCCTGCTGATGGCTGATCTCAATAAATTTTCACAATACGTAGAAGATGTTGCAGATCAACTCGACGAAGAAGATCAATGGATGCTACTTGAAGATCCATC